CCCGCGCAGCATGAACCCGGATAGCGGCGCCGCGATAGCCGCAATCATCGCGCCAATGGGTCCACAAGGCGCTTGCCAATACCGCGCAAGCCGCGCGCCGATACTCAGTCGGCCAATACTGCCCGACGCAATAGTCCAGCGCCTTGCCATCCCATAACAGCCTGCCGGCAAAAGCGCGCTTGAAAGCTTCAGCCAATTGCTCGCCAGTTATGCCCGACAACTCTACATGGCGCAGCAATGTGCGCGCGTGCTGTAAATCGCGCGTGATGCCGCGCAACTCGGCACGATAGGATATAACATCCCCATAATTGCCGAACTCCAAGCCTGGGCGCTGCTTAATCCAGCTATCCAGCGCGCTGATAATTGCCTGCTTTGTCATGTCGTGCTTCCCTCGTTTGGCGGTATCGCCGCCGCATGACGCCACAATGACGCCATGGGGAGGCGGGGCCGTAGCCCGCGCCGATCAATAGTCCCCATTCACAATGGCGCTTAGTTCCGCATCCAGCGCCAAAGAGTTTCCGCGCATTCGTCGCGGGTATCTATCACCTGGACATGACGCCAACCCCCAGCGTCCTCTTTGGACACATAGCGCAGCATCCAAGCCCGCGCCTCGCCGGAGTTATCGAAGCATTCCAGCAGCGTTGCGCTACCATCTTCTTCATCAATGCCAACAACATGAAATGGCTTTTCCATGATAGTTTCCCCATAATGAACCGTGATTGGCTCAGAAAAGCGCAGCTATTACCCTGCGCTTGCCAGAATCAACCAACTAGAATGTAAATCCAAAGCGCCAGCAAAGCAGCACAAATTGCAAGATCATCACGCATAGTTTATGCTCCTACATATAGACAAAAGCACCACGCTTTTGATGTAAAAGATATAACATCATGCATCATACATTGCAATAGAATATAGAGTATAATTGCATTAAATCTTCGTAATGTTAGAAGAAAAACGCAAGCCTATATATAATACATAACTAATATACTAACTGGTCCATAAGCTAATACTAATATTCCATCCCAGGGGATTAATCAGGCGGGATGTTAGGCCACTCCCTCGCGCCGCAGAAACGCAAACCTATGGTTGCATGGTCATGGCGCGCAACCATAAGGCGAATGGGGTCGGGACGTGTCGCATAGCCTGCAAGCGCTGCCGCGTGTCATGGCATGGCAGGGAATGGTCTGGGCTTGGGCATGGGTAGGGTTCGACCAGCTACAGCCTCCGGCGGACCTCGGCAGGGCCAGGGGGGTGGGTAGGCGCGTGCACCCCAACTGGCTCCCCCCATAGAAAAAAACTGGTTTTCTTGTTTTGTTAATGTTACAACGTTTACGCAGGAGGTATGGTTGTTATGGATATGGATAAGTTGAATCGTGTTTGTGCGATGTATGCGGCTGGTCAGACGGTGAAGGTTATTGCGTCTGATGTTGGTGTGAGCAGCAACACGATATGGTTATATTTACAGCGTGCACGTGAGATGGGTGATGTGAGGGCTAGGCATCGTCGTGTGCGTGGTGATGCGGTGGTGAAGGTATTGGCTGATTCGTTTGAGGCGGCTGATGGTGGTTTTTTGGGTTGGGATGATTTTCGGATGTTGTTATGGGCTGGTCGTGATGTGCCGGCGACGTGGCGTACTGTGGTGAGGGTTGGGATTACTGATTGTCGGAAGCGTTTTGGTTTGGATATTGTGCATGATCGTGTGCGCAAGGGTTATAGGTTGGTGAGATGAGTTTTGATCTGAAGAAGTTTTATAGATTTTGTGCGCAATTACAGATTGAGACCAAGGAGAAGGGTCTTCAGCGTTTGGGTAATTTGTTGGGCACGCAGACGTATGTGATGCAGGAGATTGCGAGGGGTTTGGAGGATGGTGCGCACCATTATGTGATTTTGAAAGGTCGTCAGTTGGGGATAACGACGATTAGTTTAGCGTTGGATTTGTATTGGGTTTTTACGCATCCTGGGTTGGGTGCGACGTTAGTGACGGACACGGAGGAGAACCGTGAGATGTTCCGTTCGACGTTGGGTATGTATCACGAGCATTTGCCCAAGGAGTTTAAGATTCCTGTTGATGGGCATAATCGCAATCAGATGGTGTTGAGAAATCGGTCCCGGCTTTTCTACCAAGTTGCCGGCCTTAGAGCCAAAGGGAGCCTTGGGCGTGGTAAAGCCATCACTTATTTGCACGGTACAGAAACATCCTCATGGGGTGATGAGGAGGGTTTGGCGAGTTTGTTGGCTTCGTTGGCTGAGACCAACCCCGACAGGTTGTATATGTTTGAGAGCACGGCGCGCGGCTTCAACATGTTCCATGATATGTATGTTACCGCCAAGCGGGCGCGGACGCAGCGTGCGATATTCTGTGGTTGGTGGCGGAATGAGTTTTATTCGTCGGACCCAGAATCGGCGGTGTACAAGACTTATTGGGATGGTCGATTGACGCCGGAGGAGCGTGAGTGGACGCGCGATATTAAGAAGTTATATGGCGTGGAGATTAATTCGCGTCAGATGGCGTGGTGGCGTTGGAAGTTGGCGGAGGGGATACGTGATGATGCGTTGATGTATCAGGAGTTCCCGCCGACTGAGGACTATGCGTTTGTTATGACGGGTACCTCGTTCTTCAGTAATGCGCGTTGTACGGATGCGATGAAGGAGGCGAAGAAGGATGTGCCGGCGTATTATCGTTATGTGATGGGTGCGACGTTTGCGGATACTGAGGTGATTAAGTCGCAGGAGCGTTTAGCGACGTTGAAGGTTTGGGAGGAACCCATTGATACGGCTTATTATGTCATTGGTGCGGACCCTGCTTACGGTTCTTCTGATTGGGCCGATAGGTTTTGTCTTTCTGTGTTTCGTGTTTACGCGGATGGGATGGAACAGGTTGCGGAGTTCGCTACGTCGGAGTTGAATACTTATCAGTTTGCTTGGGTTATTGCGCATTTGGCTGGTGCTTATCGGAACAGTACTTTGAATTTGGAGGTGAATGGTCCTGGTCAGGCGGTGATTAATGAGTTGCGGAATTTGAAGCGTCAGGCGGCGTCGTTGGGTGGGCCGCAGGGCAAGGACTTGATGAATGTGTTGGGTCACATGCAGAATTATATGTGGCGCAAGAATGATAATCTTGGTGGTATTACAAACAGTATTGGTTGGTTGACCACGGGTCCGTCCAAGGAGCGGATGTTGAATTACATGAAGGATTACTTCGAGCGTGGGATGATGCGCGTTCGCAGTGTTGATACGATTGAGGAGATGAAGTCTATTGTGCGTGATGGCGGGTCTATTCAGGCTGGTGGTCGCGGCAAGGATGATCGTGTGATTGCGACGGCGTTGGCTTCGGCTGCTTATGCGGAGCAGTTGTGGCCGCGTTTGGTACAGATGAAGATTACGCGGGAGAATAACCGTGCGCAGGACAATATGCGGCCTGAGGATGTGCAAGGTTCTCGTGCGGTGAGTACGTATCTCAAGAGGATAGGGTTGTATTCATGACGCCGGAGAAGTTTGATCGTTATTTGCAGTTGGCACGTTCAACTGTTTATTCGGAGCCTGAAGATGGAAACTTCCACAACGCGCTTATCAAAGAAGCCGTGCAAACATTTATCCCATTATTCGGTTTGCCGGATACTCCCTTCGTGCTTGATACGGGATGTGGCCCCGGCGTCTTCATGGACGAAATGCGGAGTGCCGGCTTTTCCTCTCTCTGGGGAGTAACGTTGAGTGAGGAGGATGTTGCTGCGTGCCGTGCCAAAGGGCATGGGTGCACGTTGGGTGACATTTCTGACCTTGATGACCCGGATGACACGGTGGATTTGGTTTGGTGTCGGCACGCAATTGAGCACAGCCCTTATCCGTTGTTTACTTTGTATGAGTTCAACCGCGTGTTGAGGGTTGGTGGTGGTTTGTATGTGGAGGTGCCGGCGCCTGCGTTGCCGCGTGGTCACGAATGGAACCCCAATCACTATTCGATCCTCGGGCCGCACATGTGGGTAGCTTTGATGCAGCGTGCTGGGTTTGAGGTGTTTGATACGCGCGAGATTAGGTTGGAGTTGCAGCAGGGGGACCAGAAGGTGCCGGAGTTGTTTTATGCGTTCATGGCGAAGAAATGTCGGTCTATAGCAAGCGCGAACTGAAGGAGCGCATGGGGCGCTTTATTGCTGACCCCAATCGTGGGATCAGTTTGACCTTGTTTTGTGAGTTGTGTGGGTTCAGTGAGCAAAGCCTGCGCAATATCTTTGTTAAGGGCACGGCTGATTTGAGTGAGGTGTTTCAGATTAGGGTTAGTCGTGTGTTAAAATCGTGGGAGGACGGGGAGATTGCGGTCATGCAGGGCCGGTACAACACTCGTTTTGCCGAGTATCGTAAGCAGCCGCGTTTGCGTTTGGCCCGCAGTTGGGGGTTGAAGATGACCCCGGAGGGGTTGAAGGTGGATGCGCGGGTGCGGAATAAGGCTGATTATGGGGAACCGACCCTTTTGGAGCAGATGGAGGGAAACAAATGCCGATAAAACGGGACTATAAGTGCGAGGCGCATGGGTTTTTTGAGGCTTGGGAGGCGCAATGCCCCCATGGATGCCTTGATGGGATTATGATTGTCCATTTACAGGCGCCAAATTACATGTCTGACCGGACCAAGGGCGTTGATGGCACCCTGAAGGGGCTTGCCAAGGACTTTGACATGACGAATTTGAAGTCCACGCGGGAGGGTGAGCATCAGGAGGGGTATTTGACCCGGAATAATGCCCCACAGCCCAAGGACCAGCCTCCGCAGACCCCGAGTGGGGTTATTTGGGGTGGTGGTGCCGGTTACAACATGCAGAATGTGCTTGCCGGCGGGGCTATTAAGTCGGTAAGGGGAGAAAGTGTTGGCTTTAACCCCAAGGATGCTGGTAATCTGTCTGGGCCGAAGCCGGCGTCGTATATGGCTGACCATGAGGGCTTGAAGATCAAGTCATGAGAATCCCAACCGAAGCCGTTGAACGCGAACAATTCTACCTTGATTTGGTGGATAAGTGTTATGTGTCGCGTGACGAGCGGCGCGGGGATTATGCGAGCCTTCGCAGCTATTATTTGTTTGGGTCGGGGCCGCACGACAGTCCGGCGCACTTCAACAAGATTTATCCGCACATAGATCAGCTTGTGAGTTTCATGTACTCCGCTGATACGACGCGGTTTTCAATTAGTCTTGGTGCGGCGGTTGATGAGCAGGAGCACAACAAGGTTCCTGTTCTAACGCATTACCTCAATGACGAGTGGAACAATTCAAATGCCGATCAGGTCTTTGGCATTGGTCTGACTTGGGCGTTCGTTTACAACTGCGCTTACATCAAATTGGTGCGCCGCAATCGCGGCATTACGCCGTACATGGTGGAGCCTGGGAGCATTGGGGTTCTGCGTGAGGACGTGATGTACACGGACCGGCAGGAAGCCTTTGTGCATACTTACTACATCACCCGGTCTGACTTGGCGTCGCGTTTGTATTCGCACCCCAAGCGCAAGGATTTGATGAAGCGGATTACCGCGCAGAAGTACAAGCCGCAGGAAATCCCTAACGGCGTTGATAAGATCATCATGTCGGCGGTGGACCCGACCATTTACGGTAACGTTAATCTGGACTTGTCCGGCACCAATCGCATGAAGCCTGAAGTGGCTGAAGACACGATTGAGATGCGGGAGTTGTATGTTTGGAACGACGAAACCAATGATTATCAGGTAGTTACCATCGCCGAGCCGGATGTGGTAATTTACGATCGCTCTAATGAGTCGATGTTTATCAAGGGTGAGTTGCCGTTCATTCAGATTTGCCCGAACCCGATGCCGGACTATTACTGGGGTCAGTCGGAGGTTTCTCGTTTAGTTTATTTGCAGGACATGCGAAATAAACGAATGGCGGAAATCCTTGATTTGTTGTCCAAGCAAGTCTCTCCGCCCACGAGTATTATGGGTTTTACGGGCATTTTGGATGAGAAGAACTTTGCGTTGAACCGTCCTGGCGGGTTGTTATCTACGGACATGCCCAATGCGAAGGTTGAGCGTTTGGCGCCAAACATTCCGCAGGACTTGTTTAGGGAACTAAATGAAATTGACGCCATGTTTGCAGAAGCGTCCGGCATATCCAGCGTGTTGTCAGGGCGGGGTGAGAGTGGCGTTCGCTCACAGGGACATGCTTCACAACTCGCGCGCCTGGGGTCGTCCCGCGCGAAGAAGCGTGCTTTGGTGGTCGAGGATGCCCTCGAAAAGATGGCGACCCTGTACCTGAAAATTATGCAGCAAGACGATGCGACGGTTTTGACCGCAGCGGATGGGTTACGGTTTATTCCCGAGCAATTCACCAAAGATTTTGTGGTGAAGGTTGATGCTCACAGCAATTCTCCAATTTTCATGGAGGATTTGCGGTCATTGGCGTTCAACTTGTTCAAGGCGCAGGCGATTGACAAAGAAAGTCTGCTTGACTTGTTGGAGCCGCCCATGAAACAGTTGTTGAAGGATAAGCTGAAGAAGGCCGAGGTTAAGGGTCAGGAACAGGCGCAAGCCCAACCTTCTGCCCCGCCGGCTTTGAAGAAGGTGGTGTGATGCAGCAGACTTATACCAGCAGTGGCGACCAGCCTCGTATGACCCAAAGTGATTTATCTCGCGGTGAGGCGCCGGCGTCTTTGCAATATCGCGTGACTTCCGTCCGCTCTATGGATAACAATCGCTCTATGCGCCCCATGGGGCGTGAAGGAAGGAGGTGATTGTATGTACCGTGCGATGCGCAAGGCGCGTAAGACCCGCCGCTAATGCGGAGTTCCAGGGAAACTCACCCTAACCGGAAAGGAGGTTGTACCATGGCTCGCAAGCGTGGCCGTAAGGCGAAGCGGTAACTAAATGACGGGGGGAACCCGTTATTACCGTTGTGCGCCGGGGGGACGCACTCTGTAAATATATCTCCCCGCTTGATTTTTTATGGACTAATAGACTAACCAACTGTTACGAAGTGTTTGGAGGCGTAAATGGCAGTACCTTCAGAGCGTATGATGAAGCTGATGGCAGCGGGTCGCGGTGGCGAACCGAATGCCGAGCCTGCGCTTGATGAATTGGTGCCGCCGATGGGCGCTCCTATGATGACCCCCGAACCGAAGATGGGCAACAAGGAAGCTGCGCTCATCAATGTTGGGCTTGCGCTGGACTTGCTTGAGCAATCGCTGCCGGCGCTTGGGTATGAATCGAATGAAGGTCAGAAGGTTATGTCGGTTTTGCGCACCCTTACGGGTATGATGCAGCCGCGTCAGGCCAAGACCAACGAGTTGAAGAACGCAGAAATCCTTCAGCTTCTCCAATCCTTGCCGCAGGCGGGTGGTGGGACGCCGGAAGGAAGGGCTATGGCGAGCGCTCCGCCTATCCCTGGAATGGCTGGTGGGGCGATGCCGCCTCCGATGCCGCAGGGCGCACCCCCAATGCCGCCTCCGGGCGGCGCCATGCCTATGTAGGAGAAAACCTATGGACCTTTTTAAGCCGCGTGGCGCCGCGAGTGTTCGTCGCCCGACTGACAACAGCCAGCAGAACGGTCAGATTATCAACACGCCGCGTTATGCGACGATGGGTGGTCTTTCCACTGCCGCCAAAATCGGGACCAAGAACAAGATGGCTATTGTTCCGCCCGGTGATGGCAAGCGCGTAATCTAAGCCAGAGGTAGGGAAACATGGCTTCGCTTGAAGATTTGACACCAGATGCGCGGGATGAGTTGGCTCTCCTCGCGCGTCAACTTGCAGAAAACCCACACACTCGCAAAGAGTTTTTGCGCCTGACAAAGCGGGCTAAGCCCGACATTCCTATTCCAGAGTTGGAAATTGAGGATTCTGTCACGCGCCAAACTCAAGCCTCTAATGCCAGGGTTGAGGCGCTTGAGGCACAACTGCGCGAGCGTGAGGCGATGGACGAATTGTCGCGTCGTCGCAACGCCCTTTTGAAGAAGGGCAAAGTTTCTGATGAATCCGAGATTGAGCAGATCGAAAAGATCATGCTCGAGAAGGGCATCACTGACCATGAAACCGCAGCGGACTACCACAAGTGGATGCGCGAGCAAGCAGCGCCGACGCCAACTTCTTTCACACGCAATGTGATGGATGTTACGGCGCGCAGCACGCTTTCGTCCTTTTGGAAGAACCCGCAAGTCGCGGCACGAGATGAGGCGAGCAAGGCTCTGATGGAACTTCGGGGAAAACCCAACCGTCCCATTGGACTTTGATCGCATCTAGGGAAACGTAACTTCGCTTCGGAGATAAACCATGCCTATCGGTGGTGGTATTCTTCCGGCTACGGGTAGTACGCAATACACCGAGTTGACTTATGTGACTCGTAGGGCGTTTATCCCGAAGCTGGTTGTTCAAATCTACAACAGCACCCCGCTCATGGCGGCGCTCATTGCCAATAGCCAACAGGCTACGGGCGGTGTGTCCTCCGTGACCGTTCCGGTGCAAGGCGCTCAGTTCGTCAACGCCCAATGGTCTGATTACAGCGGCTCCTTTGCGCAGCCGTCTGTACAGCAGGGCGCGTACAACGCTGAGTTCAACCTGAAACTGATGATCGCGCCCGTGCCGTTCCTCGGCATGGAAGGTGCGGTCCAGCAGGATCACGCCATTATCCCGCTCATCGAGGCTCGCATGAACGATGCGACCAACGTGATGATGGATGGTATGGCTACCGCGCTGTACACCAACACGACCAACACGCAGCAGTTCACGGGCCTGCCCGCCGCTGTTGACGATGGCACCGGCACCGCGACCTACGGCAACATCAATCGCTCGACCTACACTTGGTGGAAGTCGAAGCAGTATGCCGCCGGTTCCGTGAACCCGACCCGTCAGAACATCCTTCAGTACATCTCCGGTACGGTGAAGAACGGCGCTGAAGTGCCGACCTTTGGCGTGTGCGGCTTTGGTACTTGGACGCTGCTGGCGCAGGACTACGTGGGTCAAGAACAGTACGTCATTACGCCGGGTTCCGGCTTTGACGGCGACCCGAATGGTCCGCAGTCCGGCTTCCGCGCCCTTATGGTCGCTGGCGTGCCGATTTACCCCGACCCGTACTGCCCAGAAGGCACGGTGTACTTCCTGAACACTAACTACCTGTCGCTGTATATTCATGACCAGGGTTCGTTCGTGTTCACGGGCTTTGAGTCCACCCTGCCGAATTGGCAGATTGGTTATGTCGGTGCCGTTCTCATGATCGCGGAATTGGTGAATACCAAGCCCAAGGCCATGACGAAGGTCACCGGCTATAACAGCTTGAGCATCTGAGGAGGATTGAACCATGGCTCTTGGCCTTAACAAAATCCTCGTTGCGAACACATCCGCCAACACTTCTGGTGCGTATCTTCAGCCGGTTTCTGTTGCGAACGTTGGTGCGGGCAATGCCACCGCCATGTCGAGCGCGCAGTTTATCCCGGCTGGTACGTACCTGATGCTGCCGGCGGCGAACGTGACCATCGAGGTCAATAACTACACGGGTTCCGCTAATAGCTGGACGACCCTTCTCGCCAATAACACTGGCGGGGTGCTGATTTCCGATGGGTTCAACGTGCGCGCTAACGCGGTCACGGGTACTCAGACGGTTACGCTCCTCACGGTGAATGGCGGTCAGGCAGCTTCCGGCACCTACAACTCGTAAGGAGGCGTAGGTATGGCAAACAACAACAGGGTTGGTTCAGAAACCGCGCTGGACTTTGATCGCTATGTGCTCGGGTCCGCAACTGGCGTGTCGGTAACAGCTACGGGTAATGCCGTAGCTACTATTCCGATCATGTCTGGTGGTCTGACTGCCAATACGGGTTGTTACATTGTTCGTGCCATTACGGTGACGAACGCCAACAAGTCGATCAACACGGCGAACGTTATTGTCCTTACCACCAGTGATGGCAATAACTCTAACAACGTGTCCAATGCGACGGTTTTGTCCAACGTCACTGCTGCCACAACCAAGTGGCAAGATTTGACGTTGAGCACCACCGCTGCGACGGATGCGTTTACGGCGCCGGCACTGTTCGTGAAGGTCAATACTGCCGTTTCTGGCGGCACTTGCGACATTCGCGTTATTGGGTTGTTGGTAAACGCATGACCGATACCGTGTATGTGTACAACGATGGCTCGATGCCTCTGACCGACGGTTGGGATGGGAAGACTTATACTTTCCTTCCTGGCGAAACGGTGGAAATACCGGTGTTCGTCGCTGGTCACATATTCGGTTATGGTTTTGAGGACAAAGTGCCTCATGTAACGCGGCTTGGTTGGGCAAAAACGGCTAATGATGTGCCGAAAGCCCTAACGTGGCTTGAGAACTTCAAGATCACGACTGAGCCACCCCAGGTTCGGCGCTCAAGTTTCCCGGCGCCGGACTCCGGCAAACCTCTCCCGGCTGTGGCTTCCCCGCGCCGGGAGAGGGGAGTCCAATCTGCCGCCACTATTCAGTGAGGTGCGTAAATGGCTGTTACATTGTCGCAGTACATTACGCAGTGCCGGCGGCTTCTGCATGATGCCAATGGCAACTTCTACACTGATCAAGAATTAACTGATTACATCAATGATGCGCGTAATCGCTTGGTGCGCGATACTGGATGCTTGCGCACACTACAGACAAGCGCCACAGTCACCAATCAAGAAACCTATGCGTTTTCGTCGTTGCCGCAGGGCACTCAGACGATGGATATTATCAACATTAATTTGTACTGGGGTAATTCGCGCCTGCCGCTGTTGTACCGGCCTTGGACGGACTTTAATGCGCAACTGAGGTATTGGCAGAATTATACCGGGCGCCCGGTGGCCTTTAGCATGTATGGGCCGCAGCTTATTTACCTGGGTCCGGTGCCCGATCAGGTTTACACGATGGAGTTGGATACGGTCATTGAGCCATTGCCGTTGGTTGCGGCTTCTGACCCTGACACGATCCCTGATATTTGGACTCAGCCTGTGGCGTATTACGCCTCGCACACCGCCAAGTTTAAGGAGCAATCCTATGGCGAGAGCGAAATCTTCAAGCAACAGTATGTGAAAAACGTGCAGGCGTTGCTTGTCGGTACTTATACCCGTAGGTTGCCCACGGCTTACTCGCAGGCGTACTAGCCATGGCCGCAGCCGAGCAACAGAAAAAATATCATGTCACCAAATCCTTCAAAGGGTTGAACACGAAGGCCAACCGCACTTCTATTGACCCTGATGAGTTTGCTTGGATTGAAAACGCGCAGCCCATTGGCGCCGGCAACATCAAAATTACGCCAGCACAGGTAACTGTTACTAACAGTGGCAATAACACTGTAGCGTTTGCTAATACCGTTTCGACGTTTGAAAGCGTCAACATCAACAATAACGATTATTTGTTGGCGTTTGAGTCAAATGGTGCGGCCCAGGCTTTCAACATTACGACAAGCACTTTATCGAACATTGGCGCGGCGGGTACGTTTAGTAACTCGGGTGTGCAAATTACTCAGTGGAAAGACGAGCGTGCCATGATTATTGACCCTGCGAAGGGTCTTTACACATGGGACGGCACTAGCCTCATTACCATCGGCTCTGTTGGCACGATTGCGGTTACAAATGGTGGTACTGGTTACACGTCGGCGCCGGCAGTTAGCATTAGCGCCCCGAATGAAGCTAATGGTGTTCAGGCAACGGCTGTGGCGTTTGTGACGGCTAATGCGGTTAGTGGTATTAGCATTACGGAAGCGGGTACTGGTTACACCTCGGTCCCTACTGTTACGCTGACCGGCGGTGGCGGCTCAAATGCGGCTGCGATTGCCTCTTACACAACCTTCAAAACCGGCACTGTTTCGGTAACGGTGCTCAACGGTGGCACGGGTTACACCAATGCGGCGAACATCACGGTTTCGTTTAGCGGTGGCGGCGGGACTAACGCGGCAGCTACGGCGGTTACTTCGGGCAATATCATCACTCAGATCGTGATGACCAACCCCGGCGACGGGTACACTTCGGCTCCGACGGTCACGATTACCGGAGGCGGCGGTTCCAACGCTATTGTGCGTGCCAATGTGGTGACGCAGCCTAATGTGGATGTTGAAACCTTCAGCGGGCGTGTTTGGGTGGCGCAGGGGCGGAACGTGTATTTTTCCGCTGCTAATAGCTATTCGGATTTCACGTCTATTAGCGCCGGCTCGCTGACGCTGACTGACGCAACATTGCACAATAATATCAGGGCTTTGCTGTCGGCTAATAACTTCCTCTACATCTTCGGCGACGACAGCATTAACGTGTTTAGTGACGTGCGTGTAACCAATACTGGCACCACTTTGTTCACTAATACCAACATTAGTGCGTCGGTTGGCAGCAACAAAATTGACAGCATCTTTCCATTTTTCCGGTCAGTGCTGTTTATGAACGACTATGGGATGTATGCCCTGGTTGGTTCGACCACGACCAAGTTATCGGACGCTTTGGACGGCATTTTTAGCAGCATTGACTTTACGCAGCCGATTACGGCGGGTCAGGTGTTGCTTAACAACATTTTGTGTGCGGCTTTCAACTTCTATTACAATGACCCGACGGTTGGCTTGCGGCCAATTCAGGCGGTGTTCTTTGACCGGAAATGGTTCATTACGAGTCAGGGGACTGTGAAGCGGGTAAGCAGTATTCCGGTGGCGGGTGTTACACGGCTGTATGGCACGGACGGCACCAGTTTGGAGCGTCTTTACGCAAATCCGTTGGCTGGCGTGCCGATGACTATTAAAACGGCGCTGTGGCCTATGGGCGACCCGATTCGGGACAAGCAGGCGCTGAAGTTTGGGGTAGAAGCCATTATCAGTCAGGGTGGCGGTATTACTGCTACGGTTGATAGTGAGGTCGGCAGCAGCCCCAGTTACAACTTGGCCGATAACCAAGTTATTTGGACCAACATTTTTGGCAATACTGTTGGTTGGACCAATAACGCCAGCGCCACAATTGGCTGGATTAACTCTGGTTATCAGTTGTATAAATCTGATGCCCAGCAATGGGGTAAATATCTTGGTTTAACCTTGAGTTCCAATTCGGCGGGCATTGTGGTGAGCACGCTTGAAATGGAGCACGAACTCAGAGCGAGGTTCTGATGCCTGTACCCAATACGTTTGCGAATGCGACGACCTCGATTCCGCTTTCGCAGTTGGACACCAACTTTGCTACGGCGATTACGCTGGGCAATACGGCTATTCAGCTTGGGAACACGGTAAGTACGCTCAACAATATGACGTTGGCGAACGTGACAATCAGCAGTGGCACGGTATCTGTTGCCAATGCGACGGTCACGGGCAACGTGACAATGAGCGGCGGCAACCTTTCGTTCACCAGTACGGGGCAGCGCATTACGGGTGACTTTAGTAATGCGACTATTGCAAATAGGTTAATAGTTCAGACCACTACGACAAATGGGGGAACAACATTTTCAGCAATTCCAAATGGAACCAGTCAGGTTGGTTCATTTGTGGCGTTTAATAATTCGGACCCAACAAACGGGTCAACCGTTCAGATGGTGGTTACTTCTTCTGAAAGTAGATTTAGTGCCGGAGCGGCGGGAACTGGCACCTACCTTCCTATGACGTTTTATTCAAACAATGCCGAGCGGATGCGCCTAGATACGTCTGGCAATTTGGGGATTGGGACGAGTTCGCCGTCTGCGCTTTTGCACGTTAATGGCAACAGTAAGTTTGGGGCATTAGTCACCACAGGGTTAGGTGTTTCTACAGGTGACGTAGGTATAGAGGTTGGTGGCGAAAGAAGTGGAAACGGGAATAGCATTATAGATTTGCACGCTACGGCAGGAGCGGATTTTTCAGCCCGTCTTCTTCGCATTTCAGGTGCAAACGGACAGTTTGAAATTACTAATAGCGGCACGGGGGCATTGGTCTTTGCCACCAACAGCGCCGAGCGCATGCGCATCGATAGCAGCGGCAACGTGGGGATTGGGACGAGTTCGCCTGCGGCTCGAATGGATGTCCGCGGCACTATTTACGCGGCCAATACGGCGTCAGCGTATGTTGCCCTTAACCACGACGGGACTAATGGATCAATCACTAATAATACCGGCTTCATGTTGTTCTATGCAAACGGCGCAAATCCTATTCTCTGGCACACCAACGGCGCCGAACGCGCGCGCATCGACAGCAGCGGCAATTTGTTGGTGGGGACGACGAGTTACAACTATTCTTTCACCGGCGATGCTGTTCAAATTGGCAGTGCTGGTAACACAGTGATTCTGTCAAAAAACACAACCGCCAATACAAACATGATTGTCTTTAATAATCCTAACGGACAGGTCGGCTATATCAATACATCAGGGTCAGCTACCACTTACAGTACATCTTCTGATTATCGCTTGAAAAGAAATGTACAGCCAATGATTACAGGATTGGCAACAATTACTGCACTCAAGCCTGTCACTTATGAATGGAAAATTGATAGCGAAAAAGGCGAAGGCTTTATCGCGCATGAATTGCAGGCCATAATCCCTCAAGCTGTGAGCGGCGAAAAAGACGCCGTGAACGATGATGGCTCCATCAAGCCGCAGGGCGTTGATTACAGCAAGATCGTGGTTCACCTTGTCGCAGCTATTCAAGAACTCAAAGCAGAGTTTGACGCATATAAGGCAGCACATCCATGAAACTCGAACTCACCATCAACGAGATCAACATGATCCTGCAAGCATTGGGCAATGCGCCATACGCACAGGTCTTTGAACTCGTAGAGAAGATCCGCACCCAGGCACAGGCACAGGTGCAAACCACGGAGCAAGCAAATGGCTAATACCTATACCTGGGTCATTGAGGCGATGGATTGCGTGCCTCAAGAGGACGGCCAGACCGATGTGGTGATCACCGTGCATTGGCGCCAGAACGCCACCGATGGCACATACAACGCCACTGTGTATGGCACTGTGGGTCTGACCTATACGCCGGGTTCCCCGTTCACGCCGTATGCTGACTTGACGCAGGATCAAGTCATTGGCTGGGTCCAAGGTGCGCTTGGCTTCGATCAATGCGCGCAACTGGCCGCGAACCTTGATCAGCAGATTGCCAATCAGGTGAACCCGCCCGTGGTGACGCCGCCGCTGCCTTGGGTTGCTTGATTTTTTTGGGGGATCGCATGGCGATGGAAATTGATCCGCGAGATTTCGGGCGACTAGAAGCTGAAGTTCAGCAGTTGCAAGATAAGGTTGCGGAAATCCATAACGACATGAAAGCCGTGCGTTCAGTTTTGGATGCGGCGGGTGGGAGTTGGCGCACTCTGGTTGGTGTTGCAACGGCATCCAGCGCCATAACGGCGTTTTTGGTAAAACTCATGCCATCGTTTGCTTGGAGATAACCATGGGTATCAACGCCTTCACCAAGATGGGTAATACAGTGGCGTTTACCGCCTCCACAACTGCGCCCAGCCCGGTGCAGGCGTTATCCACCAGCCTAGGTGGCAACCAGTACCGGATTATTAACGCCGGCACAGTCACGGTGTTTCTGGGGTACGGGTCAACATCAGCGGAGGCGAGCAACAATGCCGTGGTGGTTTCCTCGTCCCAGGCGGCTTTTCCCTTGCTTCCCGGCACTGACGAAATCCTTACCTTTGTGCCCAACGCTTACTTCACGGGCATTACGTCCAGCGGCACCGCGTCCATTTACATCACTCCCGGCGACGGGGTGTGACCTATGTTAAAGACCGTCAGCAGCGTCACCAATGCGATAGGCGCCCTTAACTACAAGGGCACATGGAATGCCTTGACCAATAGCCCGACGTTGACTTCGGGGGTTGGCACCAAGGGCGATTACTATGTGGTGAGCACTGCCGGTAGCACTAACCTTGATGGCACTACCCTGTGGGGTGTGGGCGATTGGGCCGTGTTCAACGGCTCCATCTGGCAAAAGGTGGACGGTGGCGATACAACCACTGTGACCACGCTTACTGTTACCGGGTTGACCGGTTACATGTACGCCAACAACACCTCGCCCGTTACCGCTTCAACCACGATCCCTAACGCCGGCCTTGCCAACAGCACGACGACCTTGGGAAACGCGACCCTTACCCTTGGTTCGACCACGACCAGTGTTGGGAACCTTACCCTCAACAATGTAAACGTGGCGTCCGGTAACGTTACATCGAACAATGTCAACTTGACCGGCACGACTGCGGCCACCGCAACCTTTGCGACTGACAGTTTGCCTTTGGTTCCAGAGGGTTACATCACCATCCAGATAGGGGGTGTCAACAAAAAGATACCCTATTACGCGGTGTGAGCCATGGATTTCGACACCCTGAGTATTGTGAAGTTTGGGGACAAGGACAGTCTCGGGGTTTTTCTATTCGAGAATGGGCGTCAGCACCAAGTTTTTCGTGAGTCATTTTTTGACCTAAACATCACTGTTCCGGCTTTTCCGTTGATTGATGCCGACCCTGACAACTTGGATGATTGGTTGTTAGCGCACCAAACGGAGCATCAGGCGTTTGCCACACTTTTAGGTTTAGATAATCCCATAGATTTGCTAGATGTTGATTGGAATGATGAGGAAGATTTCTATGAGTGGCTTTCGGGTCATTTAGCCATTCATCAGCAAATCGCTACAGCTTTGGGGATAACGTAAATGGTGGCGGAAAATCCAGTTTTGAAGCCCCTGCCGGCCACTACGGGTCTTGGCGAAAAGGCTGCGCCCGCTGACGTAATGGGCGCCATGAACCGCGAGCGTGGTGGCGCTCCGACTACGACGAGCAATTCCGTGGATATTTTGCGCGAAGGGTTAATGGAGCAACTTGGCGATGAGCAACAAGTCCAGCAAGCGATTGCGGAGTTGGATAAGTTGTCGAGCGTCGGATTGAGCGGTTTAGTGCAAATTGGCAATACCGTTTTTCTTGTGAACAAGTTCGATAGCAACCGGAAGATGTTGCCTGTGGGCACTGCGGAAGTGCACATTTTTACTAATGAATCTTTGCAGGCCTTGGCGCAACGTTTGTTGGTTGGCGCTAACACTTTCCGTCAACTTGGGTATCGGCGCATTATTAGCTTCAGTACCGACCCAGGCATCACGCGCGTTTTACAAGGTTTGCAACAACAAACGGGCGCTCAACTTCGTGTGACGCAAGATGTGCAAAACATGGGGGGTAACATGACGCCCGTTTATCGCATTGAGGTGACACTCTAATGGCGCTCATGGGCAAAAAACGTAGTCCCGGCGGTGGTGGTGGTCGTAGTGGTGGCGGTAAAGGAGCAACCGTTTTAGTTGCTGTGGTAGCCGTTGCGGCAACTATAGTTGCAACACCTTTGGCTGGTGCCGCCGTTGGCTCAACGTTGCTTGGTTCAACTGCTGCTGCATCTGTGGCAACCGGAGCCTTGTCGGGTGCGGCTGCTGGCGCTGCTGCCGGGGCTACGGCGGCGAGTTTGTCAGGGGGCAATTTGGGTGAAAGCGCGCTGCAAGGTGCTGCTGTGGGTGGCGTTGGTGGTGCGATTGGTGGTGGCGTGGGGGCTGCTATGCCGGCGGGTACTCCGGCGGCAGTGACGCAAGCGGCATCCGGCGCGGCGCGTGGTGCTGCTACATCTGCAATAACGGGTCAGGACGTTGGCACTGGCGCGTTGGCTGGCGGTGTCGCGGGCGGTTTAGCGGGTGGTGCTGGCTCTGCGTTGCAAGGTACTGTGTCACCGGAAGTTTTGGGTGCAGTAACGGGGGGCCTTTCAGGTGCCGGCGCAAGTGCTGTGAAGGGTGGCGATGTTGCGCAAGGTGCCTTGATGGGGGCGGCGAGTGGCGCAGCGGGGGCGGCGTTACAGCCGGTGCAGCAAGCCATAGGTTCTGCTGTTGGTGCGCCTTCTGCCCAGTCGGGCACTGGGGGATCGCCTGCACCATTTGCGCAAGAGGTGGTGCCTGGGGGCGAAGGGCCGGCGCGGCCATTGCAGCCGGGCGAGGAGTTACTGTCGGGCAACGTTGGTATTGTTGGCGTGCCCCAAGGTTACGGCGAAGCGCAGGGCCTTCCGAGTGTAAATCTTCCTCAGTTGCCTCAGTATGATCCTAACGAACCTCTGCCCATGCCGGAGCCTAGTGGGCAAGTCATTGAAGTTCAAAAGGAATTTGATCTTGCCGCCGGGCCAGACGTAGAGGTGGTGCCAGACACTCCTCAGTTTGCGTTGGCAGATGTGTACCAGCAAATCCCTGACATTCTGCGGTTTGTTGAGGCTGACATGGCGCGCACTCAACGGCGTGCTGCTGGCCAACCGTCAGCGCCTTCAACCGCTTCGCTCGGCTTTGGTGGTGGTGGGATGAGCGCGCAGGATCGTCAGATTGCCAATTTGATTGGTTTTTCGGCGGAAGCGCCGACTTCTCAGACGACATACCTTGGCGGTACTGGTGAAGCGCCGGGCCGGGCACGCGGCGGTGAAACCGGGGTTGGAGCCGCTGGTGAGGGTACCGGCGTTTCGGGCACTGGCGAAGGCACTGGTGGTGGTAGGACGCCGACTTATGCAACTGCGTCGGGTACCTCGGGTTATCGTTCTCAACTGCCGGGTCTTTTGACCGGGTTCTCGCCTAGCAGTGGCGCGCTTGGCGGTTTTGCTAGTGGCGACCCTGAAGGATTTGCGCCTGCGCAGTTTGACGGTGGCGAAAGAAAGTTGAAACCCAAGCGCCCGGTGTGGAATATAGCGTCGTTGCGCGTCAAAGAAGATGAAGGGGTTGCCTGATGCCTAGTCTTGCCAAGGTTTTGAAGACCGACGTTATGGCCGACCTTGATATGAGGGCGTTGGCGCAAGTGTTGCGTGCGCAGGGGCGTGGCCGTGACACGGTGTTGGCGCACATTACGCCGGCTGAAGCGCGTAAACTGAAGCGGGAAGGCGGCGCTGGCACGATCAATCCGGCGACGGGCTTGCCGGAGTTTCAGGAAGATTTTTCTTTTGCTGATTATGCGGAAGCCCCGGCGGCAGCCTTTGAACCGGAGAGTCAGTATCAGGCTTATGAAAGTCCTGTTTACAGCAGCGGTGAGTTCACGCAGTCGTTGGTTCCTGGCAGTGTTGGTGAGGCGACAGCGCAGCCCGGTGTAGAATACTTGTCGGCTCCTGCTGCGTTGCCAACCACCGCACGAGAAGTTTTTGACCGAGGTATTCCTGTTCCGCCCGTGCAACCTACTGGCGGGGCAGCGGAGGGTGCGGCCTTTTTGCAGAGTTTACGCGGCGAACAAATCCCGTTGGAGCAAATGCAACAGCCCGGCGGCGGTGGTTTTTTTGATCGCCTTGGTACTTCGCTGGAAAAGCAGTTGTCAGACCCGGCAACACTCGCGCGTTTGGGGTTAGGGCTTGGCGTCGGCGGTCTTGGCTTGTTGCAGCAGCAGCGTGCTACAGGCGCGGCGCGTCAGGCGAGGCGTGAAACCGCCAATATCGGCGCTCCGTACCGTGCGCAAGGGCAAGAACTGATCGCGCAGGCTCGCGCCGGTGAATTGTCCCCCGCTTCCATGCAGGCGTATCAGGCCGCACAGGCGCAGATTGCGCAGCAAACGGCGCGTCAGGGTGGTGTCGGTGCGGCGCAGGGCGCTGCAACGCTTGAACGGCTACGGGCGCAACTGCTTCAGAACCAGTATAACCTAGGGCTGAATGTCGCTAACATTGGCGACAGGTATTTGGCCGGCGCCATCCAAACTGGTCAGCAGGCAAACCAACAGCTTATGACCGCGACCAATCAATTCTATTCAACCTTGGGTAGCATGTTGTCTGGTCCCACGGGTCAAGCTGTGGCAACCGCTGTGAGGGCATAATGAGCGAAGCCATCGTTGCAGACATCCGCCGCATAGCGCAGGAAGAAGGCGTTGACCCTGACCTCGCCGTAAGGGTGGCAAAGCAGGAGAGTGGCTTCAGGCAAGACGCCACAAGTCGTGCTGGTGCGCGCGGTATCATGCAACTGATGCCGGATACTGCCAAAGAACTCGGCGTTGACCTTAATGATCCAATGCAAAACATTCGCGGTGGTGTGCGTTATCTCGGTCAACAGCAGCGCGCGTTTGGTTCTCCCGATTTGGCTTTGGCTGCGTACAATGCAGGGCCGGGGCGGGTGCGCGAGTATTTGCGCACTGGTCGTCAGTTGCCGCAAGAAACCAAAAATTACGTCAGCGCCCTTTCCGGCGCCGGTATATCTCCTGATATTATGTCGGCTGAATACAGAACTGCCGCTGGCGACATTATTGTTCCCGGTGGCGAAGGACCACGCCGTACCGCGCCGGGCGAAGAACTTCTGTCGGCAGACGTGACTCCCACTACAGGGTTTACCCAGGCCGAGTTAGCGTCATTCAGCCCAGAAACGCGCGCGATTATTCAGCGTGGTGAAAGTCTGCGTGGTGACTTGGCGAAGGCCACAGAGGAAATTGCGCGACTAGCCGGCCAAAAAGAGGAAACTCTAACCGCTGGCGCGGCAAGGGCTGCAAGGCAATCTGCCGAAACGCAACGCCGCGCGGTTGAGGAGTACGAAGCCAACAGGAAAATTGCTCCTGAGTTTGTGCCGACTCAAGAAACCGCTGGCGATATTGCGTCACTATTTGGTTTGATTGGCGTTTTTGGAACGTTGGTTGGCGGTGGTGGCAAGCAGAACGCGGTTGCTGCAATGAACGCCATGACCGGCATGATGAGCGGTTGGCGGCAAGGTCGCCAAGACCTTTACAACCGTGAGCGGCAAATCTTTGACACTAACGTTCGGCAGTTGGAAGCGCGCAACGCGGAATTGCGCCGTAGCCTCGAAAGCAACTTGAAGTTAGCGCAAACCAATCTGGATGCGGCTTTGGCTAACATTCGGTCCGATGCGGCACGGCTTGGGTCTTCTATTTTGCTTGAACAGGCCCGTGCCGGCAATTTGCAGGGCTTGGTGCAATCCAACCAAGAGTTGCAGAAAATGCAATTTGAGGTGGAAAAGTATCGCCGCCAACAAACTGAACTTGTCGCAAGGCAAGAAGAAGCGGAGCGGCGCAGGCGTTTGGCGTCTGCTGGGCCTATGGCCGATCAAATTATGGAGCGTCAATCGCCCGAAGCGGCGCAACGCACTCGTGAACTATTGTCTCGCACTGATTTGGGTGCGCGTGGTCGTCAAAATCTGGAAGCGTCTTATGCGGCCCTTGAGGGCAGTGAGCGTGTGGCGCGTAGTGTTTCACAAAACCAAGACGCAGTAGATGCGTTGGCATCTGCAATGAACCGTGTGCGAGCCGATCAGGTGGCGGGCTTGTTGCAACGGTTTTTTAATGGTCAATCTAATGAACAACAACTTTTCAATGGCCTTGATCGCGTTATTGACCAAGCCGGATTATCTGGCGACGTAGCATCACGCGCAAAAGTCATTCAAAAAGAATTGTTCTCGTTGGCGTTGTCGGATGCGCAAGCAACAGGTCGCCCAACGGTCTTCCTTGAACGTGCCTTGTCCGGCTTTTATGCGCAAAACTTGCGGCCAGAAACCTTGATTGAACTGATCAAGGACCGCGCCAAAGAAGCGGTAACGCGCATCCCCAACGCTACATTGAGGCCGGATACCTTGACCAATTACCGTCAAGACTTCTCTCTGTTGGCGACGCCAAATGCCAACGAGTTTATGCGGCTGCACCCTGAACCTGAGAGTCGGCGTCGCAGCCGTACAACTCAACCGGCAGCGCCACCGGCAGACCAGAGAAGCAGAGGATTGCAGGCCATAGAGCGCGCTCGCCAAGAATTAGGGCCGAATGCTTCGGATGATGATGTGGTGGCACGCGCAAGGGAACTACTGAGATGAGCGACGCACTTCTTGATCGAGTTCTGGCGCCCGAATCAAGCCCCGACGCTTTGCTTGATAGGGTGATGGCACCAGAACCCGCGCAAGTGACGCAGCCTCAAGCACGCGGTCCTAGGTCTGTGCGCGAAGCCGTAAGCCCTGGTTTACGGATGCCGTCGCAAGCAACGCCAGAGTTTTACAAAGGCGCAACCGCTGGTTTCTTGGGCCAGGGCGGAGACATTATTGAGTTTGGCCGATACTCTGTGCCAGAGTTTTTTGGTGCACGACCAACACCAGCGCAGGAACGGCGCACTTATCTTCCAACAACTGAAGATGTTACCCAGCGGCTTTATGGCGAACGTCCGTCAGGCGAGGCGGGGCAGTATCGCGGCTTGGGTGAAATGGTTGGCGGCGTTGTCGGTTTGCCAATCAAGGCTGGCGGCGCATTGTTGACCGGCTTGGGGCGGCGCGCTCAAGAAACATTAAGGCCAGGGCGTGTTGTTGAACAATTTGGCGAGCAAGCACCACAAACTTCACGTGCAGTTGAAGGGGTTGCCGGCGCCGCAAGGCCCCCTCAAGCGCCGCGCGTTACTGGTACTGTAAGTGATGTTGGCGAAGCTATTGAAAGAGGCGTTGGCGAGCGGCTTTCAAAACTGCGTGCCGAGAGAACGGACCAAGCCAATCAAGCCTTTTCGCGTTACTTCCGTGAGGGCGCTAAAGTCGAAGATGACATTATCCGTGACTATGCAACGGCACGTGATGACATTCTGAGGCAGAGCGGCGGGTCGATGGCACCGGATATGCAAGCCGTGTTTGACCAGAGTGTCAGTCGTTTGCAGCCCCGCGTTGTGAGAACGGCTGACGGTCAAGAACAGTTCATTAAGCCCAACATCGAAGCCATCGAACTAGAACGTCGCAGGCTGCGTGATATTGCGTTTGGTTATGGTGAAGAACGTTATTCGGCGGCGCAAAAGCAATTTGCTAGCGAGTTGGCGGATATGTTTGAGGGCATTATCACAAATCGCGTTAAGTCAGGTGGCGACGCCATTCGCATTTACCGCGAGGTTTCCGAACCCATCAACCGCTATGCAACTGCGTTGGGCCAAAGGGTGACGCAACGGGCGGGTGAGTATTTGCCCGAAGTTCCAAAGATGGACCCTGCTCAGTTGCCGGGCCAATTCTTCAAAAGCCGTCGCTCAGTCCAAGAACTGAAAGAGTTCTCTGGGAACCCAGCGTTGGTTGAATCGGCTGCGCGCCGGCATGTGGGCAATGAAATTTCGGGCATGACGAAGCCGGAGCAAGTTCGGACGTATTTGCGGAACAATGAAGATTGGCTTCAAGAGGTTCCGGCAGTGCGGCAGGAGTTGAGCCAACTCGCGGATCGCTTGCAGCGTGGCGAAACAACACGTTCTTTAGCAAGGCTAGGGGCGGTGGGGCTTGGCGCTGGCGCTGGCGCAACAGGAATATCTCGTTTGTTAGGAGGACGATAATGCCTTTGAAACTCGGCGGAAGCCAAGCGACCATCAGCAAGAACATCCGCAAGATGATGCGTGAGGGGTACAAACAATCTCAAGCTGTTGCGGCATCTTTGTCTTCAGCCAGAAAATCTAAAAAACCGGCACGCCGCGCTGGTAGGAGCTAATGCGGCCATGCTCACGCATATGGAGTACGCGCAAGTTTTCCAACCTATTGTCGGTTTTGATGCGATTTATGTGATCAACGTGTTCCCATTTTTCCAGCTTGCGCCCCAAGTGCTGCTCCATAATCCATCGGTGTTCAAAATAGCGAACGCCATTGACAGTAATGCGGCGATATTTATCGCAGTTATTTACGCGCTGATGTTTGGAATAACACTCTTGCGTGCAAAACTTTTTGGTTTTCTCTTTGGATTTCGGGCAGCGGAAAACCGTTTGGCAACTCAAGCACTTAATGGAGCCTTTTTGATATTCAGCGTCAACTCGACACCGTTGAGAGCAAAATTTCGCTTTGTATTTGCGATATGTTTTGACTTCAAAAGAAGATGTGCATTGTTGGCAAATCAACGTAATCATGCGGCACTTGTAGCCGCAGAATCAGGCGGTTGCAATGGCTAAGAAGCCCAAAGGCCTTAACGCTGACCTTGAAGCGGCTGTGGCACAGCTTCTCAAGGAGGTTATGGCTGACCCGACGGCATCCCTGACCGACAAGACCAAAGTGATTGACCGCGCCATTAACCTCGAAAAGATCAAACAGAAGATTTCTGATGATGAATGGGGTTCGGGCTTCACGAATACTGATGACGAAGAAGCGTAAATGTTGTATGGCTTACGTTCCAAAATAGGGAAACATAGCCATGGATTTGACGCTGCGTGTAATCAGGATCGCGTTCGAGGTGCTTTCAGAGCGGGTCTTTTCTATTCTGGCAATGGTCATGACTTTTGCGCTAAGTTGTTGGGCAATGTCAGAACCGACTTACGAGCGCCTCGGCATGGCCGGGTTCTTTGCAGTCGCCGTGTTTATTCCGAGTTTGGCTCGTGAAAGGAAGCGTAATGGAAAAGATGGTGAAACCGATTAGGCCGCAAATCCCGCAAGACACTTACGGTCTGGGCGGCGGTTACTTCACTCCCGGCAAGGTGCCGGCGGGCGGCTTCAGCAGCATGTGGTGCTTTGGCGGGTCGCATGACCCCAAGAAGTCCCCGACCACGAAGCCGGAGAAAAACCGTGGCTAATAACATTGCCTTTCAACCGATGGGCAATACTTTCAAGATTTCGTTGCCCACGGCGAACACGGCTGTAACAATCGAGGTTACGGCTGACAGCCCGTCAAACCAATACCTGTTCGGCAACCACGACGCCTCGAACAAGCCTGTGTATGTGCGCGTTGGCAATGCCAATGTGACGGCTACGCTGCCTATCAGCGGCACGCCCGGCAACACCATGTCTGTCCCGGCAAACGCCAAGTTTGTGATCTCGGGCCCGCAGACCAGTACCACAAAGACGGTTTATGTCTCGGCCATTGCTCAACATAATAACGCTGAAGTTTTTGTGACACCGGGCGAGGGCTTGTGAAGATAAACTTTGCGGAAGCCCTGGGGCTTACGTTGCGGCATGAAGGCGGCTTCGTATCACATCCGAAAGACCCCGGCGGCAGTACGAACAAGGGCGTTACCCTCGCCACCTTCAGCTTGTACCTAGGTCGCAAGGCTAGTGTGGACGAGTTGAAGATGATTAGTGACACGCAGTTGTGCGAGATTTACCGCAAGCAGTATTGGGACAAGGTACGCGGTGACGACCTTCCAGGCGGCTTAGACTTCTGTGTGTTTGACTTTGCCGTGAACAGCGGGCCGGGGCGTGCTGCCAAGATGTTGCAGGCTTTGGTTGGCGCGGAGGCGGACGGGTCTATCGGTCACAAGACTGTTGCGGCGGTGCTAGACTACGTTTCACGTGAAACGCTACCCAAGGTCATCGAACAGTATCAAGCCAAGCGTTTGCATTACTTGCAGGCATTGCCGCATTGGGAAACCTTTGGCAGAGGCTGGGGTCGGCGCGTCAATGAAGTGCTCGACGAAGCTATCCTGATGATGAAGGCATGAAATGGAACTACCCAAGCTAACGCCCGTTATCCAATTTGCGACCGCCAGCTTTGCCTTGGCGGTTGGTGGATACACGGCAGGCGAAAAGTTCGGGTGGTTCAAAAATGAAATCATCGCCTGGGCGCCAGAACACTTTCGAATTGCCGACACGAAAATCGGCCAACCTGTGACCGTAACGGTAGCGCGCATCAAAAAGCGCGACGACTGTTCTGTGGAAAACTTTGAGGTAACGGTGCGGGATGGTGCCGGTGTGATACATCAGGCCACCCCAAGCATGACGCGCTTCACTGGCCCTGCTGGCCCTGAAATTGATACGTTTACATATCTGTTGGACATATCCGACAAGGAAACGATAGCGTCGGGTAAAGCAACATTGCTTGCTACCATTAAATATAAGTGTCCTGAAGGTGAGCGCACGGTAACGTATCCTCGGCACCAAAACCTGACCTTCATGTTGGAGAGATAGGATGGATCAGCTTTTGAACCTTGTTCGTACTGTTGCGCCATCCATTGCAAGTGCTGTTGGTGGCCCTCTTGCGGGTATGGCGACGCGCGCTATTTCCGAGGCGTTACTCGGCAAGCCCGATGGCACTGAGCAAGAGATGGCGGAAGCCGCTGCCAAGGCAACGCCGGATCAGTTGTTGGCGCTGAAGAAGGCGGAACAAGACTTCGCGGTGCGAATGCGCGAGTTGGACATTGATCTCGAACGACTTTCCAATGATGACCGCGCCAGCGCCCGTGAGCGCGAAGTGAAGGTCGGCGATTGGATGCCGCGCATCCTTGCTTTTGTTATTGTCGCCGGGTTTATGTTGACGGTGTTTTTGGTGTTGCTTGGGCATGTCGAAGGCATGAAAGACCCGCTCATGGCGACAACGGTGGGCACCTTGATTGGTTTTGTCAGCGCCAAGTGTGAGCAAGTAGTAGCGTACTACTTTGGCTCATCAGCGGGCAGCAAGGCCAAGGATGAAGCCTTGAAAGTGGCGAGGAAGTAATGGCAAGCGATAGTCTTTCCGTAGGGCGTGGTGAGAAGCTGCCGGCGCGTCAGGGCGCGGGCTTAACTGCCAAGGGGCGTGCGAAGTACAACCGCGCCACTGGTTCCAAGCTGAAGGCACCTGTGACCAAGGTGAAGACAAAGCGCGATGCGGCGCGTCGCAAGTCTTTCTGCGCCCGTATGAAGGGCGTGGTGCGTAAGGCCAAAGGGCCTGCGACACGCGCCAAAGCATCATTGAGAAGGTGGAAGTGCAGATGAAACCCGGTCTTTACGCAAACATTCACGCCAAGCGCGCACGCATCAAAGCCGGCTCCAAGGAGCGGATGCGTAAGCCCGGCAGCAAGGGCGCTCCTACGGCAGCGGCATTCCGTAAAAGCGCCCGCACGGCGAAGCGTTAAAGTATTGCGCGGGCGAAGTAAGCGAACACTGCGCCCACGACAAACCCGGCAACGAAGATGATTCCCAACAGCATAAAGGCTGCGAGGTAATCGGGGTCAGCGTACCGGCGCCTCATTTGGGAGCGTCCGGTATTAGGCCACCTTCAAAGGCATAGGTGCCGTTATGCCCCAGCTTAACCCAGGGTGCGCCGTGTATCTTGCCGCCTATTTTCCGCCACTCGATGCAGAAGTGGTAATCCTCTGACAACAGGCGGTTGCTCTCAGGGCAGATGCTCACGTCGAAGAAGTTGTGGATACGCTCGCCTGTGATGTTGTTAGAGAGGTCAAGCACGTCGTTGGTATAGGCGGGCGTTACCTCCGCCAGTTTCTCGAACACTTCACGCTTGATGAGCATACAGCCCGTGCCGCCGGCCAGGATTTCAAACGGCTTGTTCTGCGGGATGGTGATGCTGGTCGCACCGCCGAGAAGGTTCACCACAAAGCTGCCTGTGTGGTTCTTCAGTTCTTCAACCGGCACGCCGGCCTTCACGGCATTGGCGACCTGATGCCAGTTGATTTCCTTCTTCGGGTAAATGCCGCAAATGATGTCCACGTCGGCTTCAACCATGGCGAGGATTTCATCTGCCTCGAAGCGAATGTCGGCGTCAATGAACAGAAGGTGCGTTGCCTCGCCTTTCAGGAACAAGCGCGCGATTGCGTTGCGTGCGCGGTTGATAAGGCTTTCATTGAACATGAAGCTGAATTGGATTTGCCAACCGCGTTGCCGGCAGGCGTCTTGCAGCTTGAACACGCTCTGCGCGTAAAAGCCGAAACATTGGCCCCCATACATAGGGGTTCCGAGAAAGATGTTAGGTGTCTTTGTCATTAATGGTTTCCCTATAAACTGTCTGGTTACGGACGGATTGAATGGTGCGTGCGGATACGCCGAAGTATTTGGCGATGTGGTTGGCCGGAAGCGGGTTTTCCCTAATCGCAGCAACCTGTTCTTGGGTTAGCTTTCTGTCTCTTTGCATTCCTTTTCTCCCAGCGCCGCGTAGGCTTGCTCGATTGGTGTGGCCAATACCGCCTTTTTGAGTTTTGCTTCGGTTGGTGTTGGCGCGCTGTAATATGTCAGCACTCCACGCAGCGCCGCCCGCAGCTTTTCGATTTCGTCGGCGGCTTCCTGGCGCGCCAGCCGTATCATATGCCCAATCTTTGCCGCCGCCTCTGCGTTGAGCGTCAGTCCGGTGGCGGCGTAGATTTTATCTGCGATGTCGGTCATTGCTTTTCTCCCTTGTCCTTCAGCAGCGGCAGGAAGTCGGTCAGGCGCATAATGACCACCGCTTCCCGCCTATCGCCGCGCGCAACCACTAGGGGCGTTTTCTGACCCTTGCAGGCGTCCGTGCATTGATCCAGCCAGTCATAGACTGCGATGCTCGCCCGGCGCTTGCACTCGATCAGATAAGGCCCAAGCGCAATGTCATGCCCGCCGTCGCGCCATTGATCGAGGTTGCGCTTAACCTGTTCGCCAAGCGCCTCCTTGATAATGTTCACAACCTCGCGCTCAAACGCAGCGCCCTTGGTGCGTTGCGACTTGCTCATTACGGTTTGATACCCATGCTGTCTAACTCCTTATGGCGTTGTTTGTGGCAGGGTTGGCATAACCACATGACATTCAACGGTTCGTCGTAACTGTCATGATGGGCATAAGCCTTTTCACACTGGCACCGCTCACAACCCGTTTTGGTCAATCGTCCGGTTTTGACGGCATACCTAACGGCATTGTGACAATGCGTTCTCCTTGGATCAGCTTCACGCCACCGCCGAGTTGTTTCAACTTGCCGCGCTTTCCGCGCCAGATTGGCTGCTCTATCTCGATCATACTGACGTATCCTTCCCAAGTTCTTCAGTCTGTTTTGCCCAACAAATGAACGGTGGCAGGATTTACACTTTTCTTGATAACCGTCTGCCGTTTTCGGATGTTTGTAATATTCCTCTAACGGCAGATCGGCCTTGCACTTGTTACACTTTTTGAGACTGACCACGCTTTGCGTCCTTGTGCTGGAAAGCAAAGCTATCATAGGTCAGCCAAACTTAAAAGGGATTTCTGAATCAATCTCATCCTTGCCGCGCACCTCACGCGGATAGGAAGGCTTTTGGTAATTCGGGTCCGGCTTCCAGTTATCAATGCGAAGCCCGACGCGCGTGCCCCAACTGTACTGGTTGATCCAGCCGTTCAGCTTCACGGTTTCGCCCGCCTTGTAATCGCGGTCCAAAACCAATTCCCCCTTATAGTCGGGGGACTTTTCGTTCTGCTTTTCGCCGCGTGCACTGATAGAACCCGTGCCGGGCTTGTGTTGAAAACTACTCATCTGCGAGTTCCTTTCTCAGTTGATCCGTAACGCTGGATGGCAGGCTATCAATCAGTTCCTTATTCGCTGACCAAAGCCCACGCATTTTCTCGCCCTTCTCCTCAACGCTCAGTTTGTCGGAGAACAGCACCTTGCCGGCGAGTTCGTTGAAGGTCTTGACCCAACCCTCAACGCTGCTGGCCTTGGAGTAAATGCCACCGCCCGGCACCATGACCGGATAGGTTTCAGCCGGAGGCGTAACCTCAACGACGGTGGCCTTAACGTCGCGCGCAGGCTCCATGTCCTGCACTTCCTCAGGCGTGTACACGCCGACAATGCAGCCGGGATACACGGTGCGGATGCCTTCGCTGATGCAGCGAGCGCGCAGCATTGCCTTCGGGTAGTTCTTCCAGTTGTCCTTGGTGGCGAGGCCGATAGCCTTGGCTTGCGCCATGGTCCAAGTCACTTCGAGTGAGCCACCTTGCGGGTGAGCAAAAAGACCGCTCACCACCTCATCTGTGTATTTTGTCCAAGATACAGACCCGCCCGCCTGTTGGAAGCGCGCCAGCATCGCGTCAGCCTTGAGCGCCGGGCGCCCCTGAATGACGTGATAATCGCGCATGGCAATGGCCGGATGCAGCCCCTCGCCCTGGCAGAGAAGCATGATTGCGAGCGCCTCGTCGGCAGACTTGAAGCCAAACATGCGAGATTTGGCCGCAACGTCAGCCATAGCCCGCATGTCAGCGAATGGGATGATGTCGCTCATGCTTCTTCTAGCCCCCTAAGAAAGTGCTTTATGATCTTGTTACGCTGCTCGCGTGCAAACGGATCACCGTGCTCCACCCCCTCATCAAAACTGTGCCAAATTTCGATGGCGCGCTTAGTAAGTCGCTCAACATCTACATCCCGACCTTCCGCATACAGCATCTTGAAAAGGTCAAAGATCATTTCGTAATCGGTTTTCATGCCGCTTCTCCTATCGGGCGGTGCATGGGATGGCGCACGTCCTTGCCGGCACGCGCATCATCCAACAACGTCTGCAAGCTGTTGCGCCCAACGCCACCAAGTCGAGGCAGGCGCGACAGTTCAAACGGCGTCTTCTTGGCAAGTTCGCCAAGAGCAATGTCACCCCACTCATTGAGCACGGCATTGATCGCCGCGCGCTTGGCCATGGTGGTGCTAATCGGAATCAGTTCCCACTTCATTTCACATTCCTTTACTTCAAAAGAAACCGCCGAGAACCCGGCGATTCGACAACGAATTGACTGTAAATATCAGGCATTGACTGCTTGAACAAGTCAGCATTGAAACGCTTTGTGGGCTTCGTTGCTTTCCATGTTGCTAGAGTTGTGCCGTCTATCGCTCTGATTTCGCTGTAGTTTTCCATCGCGCGCTGCAAATAGGTTTGCAGTTCACCTTCTTTTGCTTCGAGCATACTGATTTGCTGCTTGATGGTTTTGAGGTCAGCGCAGGCTTTCTCCATCATGCCGTCGGCTTCTTTGAAGCTGCCTTCATCCTTCGGCCAAGCAATGCGCGCTTGCGCCGGGCTTTCGGGCATTGGCACGGTGTTGGTTCGCACGTGCCCCCAATATACCGCCATCTGCTTGATCAACGCTTCCTTCTCCATTTCGGAAACGTCAACGCGGTAGGTGCGGAAGAATTGCCCGCCAAAGAGCACCGCGAGGTAAACGGTGTCCACGCCGGCAACGGCAGCTTCATGGATGCACTGAGCACGATCCGCGTCAGGGATGCGAACCGGCTCGCCTTCGTCGCTGAACTTGTTCATGACCGCCAGCGCGTAGTTCTTGCACTCCACCAAGGTTTTATTGTCCTCGGTGATGTAATCAAAGTGGCAGCGCAGCCATGTCTCGCGCGGATGGGTGCCGGCGATGTCATAATCCTTCAGCCGTTGCTCGTGTTTATCTTCCCAAAGCCGGGCAATGACGGGCTGCATGGTGTGACCCATACGCACGTTCTCGAGGTGCGAGATGTCCTCGCGCTCCATCTTGCCAAGTTTGATGGCAACGGCTTCAAAGCCGCGCCCGTTGGCGACCAAGCGGCTATCGCCTGACCACCAAGCCGCGTTGCGAACGGCTGGATCGAAGTCGCTCATCATCCAAACTCCACCATGCTTGCCAACAACCGCTTGCCTTGCGGTGTCAGGCTAATGAAAACCTTGCGACGATCTTCTTTGTCGCGCGTGCGATTGATCAGCTTTTTGGCGACAAGCGCGTCACAACTGCGAGATATGCAGGGAGCCGAGACATTCCCCAAGTCCGCCAAGTCCTGAACCAACAACGGTTCGTTCAACATGCCGAGATTAGTAATGATCTCGATGCAAGTCGCGTTCATGTCGGCAATGCGAATAGCCTGATTGACCAACGCGACACGTTGACGGGGGGTCATTGATCCCTCCCAATCACAGGTGCCAGCCGTGCGGCCAGCGTTTCAACAGCAGCTTCCAGCGTTTCGGAGCGCGCCACATCTTCCAGGGCTTGCAGCATCCCGGTCCTCGCCCCCTCGGCAAACCAGCGATACCGCTCGCGAGCGCGAGCAACTTGCTCATCGCGTTCAATCTCGCGCTGCATCTCTTTCCACTCCGCGTCAGTCATAGCGATGCTTCCTCTCACGCTCTTGATAGGTGTCATCCGCCCAGTCCCACGCCAGCGCGCTAATGTCAGAACAGGCATCTTCGCAGGCATTGGACAGGCCATAGCGGCCATTCAGGATGGCGCGCACCGGACCATGTTCGGCTTGCAGATACAGCGCCCGCATCTTCGCAGAGAAGGTCGCAACCTCCTCCAAAGCCTCGAGCAAGATGCTGATTTCAGGATGAGATTTAGCGTGAGTGATCAACTCATTGCGACACTTTGCCACATAGAATGGCTCGGGAAGCCGCCGCTCTGCCGGTTGATCCGGTAATAGATTTAGTGCCATTCGCGTTGTCCTTTCGTCTAAACGGCGATGTAAATGGAACACAATGTTAGGCGATTCGCAAGAGCAAAAACGAATTGACATGAAAAATAATGAATGTATGCTGCCTCAGTCAGAAGCAAAGTGAGTCACATGGACCAACAGATAACAATTCGCGTCCCGGCGCAGCTAATGGACATTCTGCATGAGGTGGCGAGGATCGAGGATCGAAGCCTGAACAAAGCCATTCTCCTCCTGTTGAGGTTTGGCGCTTGGGAATGGCTCGACCAGAAACGGAACATGCCAACCGTGGGGGAATTGATCGAGAGAAAGATTCAGACCCTACGCCCATCGAGGAAGGCGATAGCGGATGAGCAAGAGTAACGCTTGGATGCCGCTCTACGTTGGCGACTATATGCGTGATACCTTGCATTTGGACGCCACCGAGCATGGCGCTTATCTCATGCTCATCATGCACTACTGGAACACCGGGCCAGTAAGGGATGATGACCGGGCATTGGCAAACATCACACGCGCGGGCGTGCAATGGCCGCAAATCGCCCCAACCATTCGGGCTTTCTTTACCTCTGAAGGCGGCTTCCTGAGACACAAGCGCATTGACGCCGAACGCGCCAAGTCAGCCGACCTGTCCGACAAACGACGCGCCGCCGGCCAAGCCCGCCAAAGCAAAAGCATAGCAAGTGCTGAGCAAGTGCTGAGCACACGCTTAGCAAGTGCTGAGCAATTGCACACACAATCACAATCACATTCACAATCACATATACATTCACATATACAGTCACCATCACAGCTAGAAATAATTCCGCCGTTAAGTCGGCTGACGCCGAAGCCGCGCGCAAAGCGCGCTGAAGTGTTTGATCGAGATTTTGAAGACTTCTGGGCAGCATACCCGCGCAAGGTCGCTAAAACCGACGCTAGGCGGGCTTGGGACAAGGCGATGGGGGTGACTACCCCGGAGGCCATTGGGGCCGCTCTACGGGCCGCAAAATGGTCGGAAGACCCCAAATTTATCCCGCACCCCTCAACATGGCTGAACCAGGGGCGATGGGACGACGAAGCCCCCCAAGTAATCCTTCGGGAGCGTCCCGAAGATATTCTCGCAGCAGCCCAAGAAAGTGACGAACAATGGTAACTGCCCTGCCCCACAATCCGCGCGAGCGCACGGTCAAGGCTTGGTTGCGCGCCCTCCACGCGCGCTGCAACGTCAACGCTCTCGATCCGCAGCACGACGCCTATGCTGAAAACCTTTATGACATGATCGGCCAATTTGGCCGGGACTACTTCAGCCAAGATTCTTACCGTTGGGTCGCCACCGAATGCCCAAAGGGCGCCCCCAATGCCGCGCAGCTTATCGCCCTGCTTACTCAATGGGGGCGAGATCACGACCTTCAAACCATGAGCAGCGAGGCGCGCGCCTATGTCGCCAAGTTTGAAGCGCGCTGGAGCGAAGGCGCCGACAAGGACATGATCATATCCATTGCCCGGCGCTACTACCCGCGCGAGGCATGGGCCGAAATCAGACGTAAGTTTGCCATCCCTGACCCTGACAAGCGTGAGGTCATGACCGACGAAGAACGCGCGGCCACACGTGATAAATTCGCGCAATTTAAGGCCGAATTTCAGGCCAATATGGAAGCCAGAGAGCAGGGAAAGCCCTTGCCCTTCCCGCCCAAAATGACCGACATCGCCGACGAAAACACCACAGAAGACCCGCGCGAAGCCGCGCGAACCGGGAAGCGTTATCGCCCCGTTCATCGGAAACAAACATAAAAAGACCCCGACACGTGAGCGCCGGGGCCAGTTGGGACAGGGAAGAAACAAATCGAAAGGACCCCATCAGCCTAGAAAGGCTTTCCGCCCAGGTCAATATCTTTCCGCACAGGCTTGGGGCGGAAGGGTTCTTCCAGCGCGTAAAGGCGCCGCTCAAGGTCAGCAAGGTCGCGCTGCAAGCGCCACCACTCCGCGCTGTCCGGGTGGCATTGCCGCAGGAACTCAAGCCTCACGGATATCCGCGCGCGTAGCATGGCCGGGGTTTCCGGCAGGGGTTTGGTCGGTGCGTTCATTAGTCAGTCATTCCCAGCATTGTTTTTTGCGCCATAGATCGGCCTGGTTTTTTGCTGATCCCGAAAGGAATACCCAGCGATTTCCCACGTAAATCCTTTTGGTGGTTTCTGGTTTTCGGCAGGGCAACAAAGATAGAGCCAAGGATTTCCCGCCCGCGCATATACGCGCGGCGCCCTGTAGCGGCTCGTTTGATAAGCGGCGCGCTTCACCTCTGCCAAATCTTCGCACATGAAATCGGCTATAAGTTCCGGGGCTGCGTAACGTTTCATCGCCACCCCCCGATAAAGGTGCCTGGTATGTAACGGCGTAGGAACCACCAAAGGGCCGGCGCTTCATCCTGCCTTTCCAAGCGCAGCGCCTCGGCAGCGCGCTTATCCCACAGGGTCGCAATGGGCATGGGGGGCTTACACCCCCCTCGCCAGACTGTTACTTGCCACATTGCGCTGCGCCCTCCGCCAGTATGCGCCGCACCTCGGCGCAGGCTTCCGCATGGGTAGGTTCACGCCCAAGGCGCGCGGCCAATGCTTCCCAGATTGTCGGCTTGCGTGTCATGCCGCGCCTCCCTCAATTAAACCAACGGGAGGTAATGCCGCGCCCAAAAACCCGCGCAGCATGAACCCGGATAGCGGCGCCGCGATAGCCGCAATCATCGCGCCAATGGGTCCACAAGGCGCTTGCCAATACCGCGCAAGCCGCGCGCCGATACTCAGTCGGCCAATACTGCC